TTTACCGTATCCTTCGGAAATCCGCTGTTTGAACAGCTTGATTGCCCGGTTTGCGTTGGCTTCGCTGGTTTCCATTTTCCTGATCCATGCTTCGGTGATGATGTCAGGCCCTTGGCCCTGTGCGCCCCACACATAGATAGAACCGTTCTTAACCTCTTCTTCAAGGTGGGCGATAAACCCGTTCAGATTGGCCGCTGTGGTGGCCTGTGCGGGGTTTTCAGGCTTGGGGGTAGTAGTTACCCCACCCACGCCAGAAACGCCGCCTGTGGCCCCGCCAGCAAGCCGCCTGTTGACTTCTGTGGCAATCTCACCATGGCGGTTATACAGGTAATCCCCCGGACAGGCTTTGTTTGCAAACCAGCGGTGAACGGTCATGTTCTGTTTGTCGGTCTGCCCGATCAAAGACTTGTCGCCGCGCCAAAGCAATTTTTCAATGCCGTTGCGCTGGCAAATATCCGTCACAAGGTCAAGCAGGGCCGCATACGCCTTTTCGGTGACGGCGTAAGGGTGTGTTGTGTCGCTGGCAACCTCGATCGTGATTGCGCGGTTGTCGTTGGACGCGGAAGAACTGCACCACGAACGATCTTTTTCCTCAACGGAAAGGCCGATCGAACCATCCTTGCCAACGACGTAGTTTGCGGAACAATCCCGATCCGTGGTATAGAAATAATCGCAACCCTGCTTCGCTGTCCATTGGCCGACAATGCAATGAATGGTGATGGTGTCGATCTTGTTCTTGCACGGGCTTGTCCGGTTCGGGGAAATCCGCGTATATGTTACCAATTTGCTATTGCTCATGATGAAGCCCCCTTCAATGCTCTGCGTCGTGATCGTGAGAACGGGCGCGGCCCGCTCCCATTTCGTCAAGGCGTTTGTGCGCCTGCTTCGCGGACGCTTCCACGGCAACCAGCCGTTCCACAAATTCCGTGTTGGTTTTCCGCTGTTCGCGCTGTTCTGCCTTGATGTCGTCGATCCCGCCCTTGATATAGCCGATTTCGGTTAATACCGTAGCGTCCCGCCGCGTTTCGTCTTCGGTGTCCTTCGTCTTGTTGCGGGCGAAGGCGGCATATCCGAAGACGATTGCGCAAACGGTGCTTATAACCGAAATCACGGTCAAAATCTGTTCCATGCTCTCACCGCCTTTACTCCACCTTTTCCCATTGCCACATACCCGCGGTATCGGGCGGGTATACACAATCGGGCATATCCAGCTTTGCAAGGTAGATTTCGCCCTTGTAGCTGTAATATAGGCCCTCTTTGACGTTTACCAGCACGCCCGCGGTTTCGGGGTACGGGATCGGATCGTCAAGCGTTCCGGTGTGCGAAAGCTCCACATGCCGATAATAGGCGAATGTGGTTGCCACGGGGAACGCGGCGGCGTTGGACGTGTGCGGCGCGACGATCTCATAATAGAGGCCGTCGCACTTGATGATTTCGCCCTTGTTTTTGTATTCGTGGTTGTCCTTGAATTCGTCATAGTCCACGACGGACGTTGACACAAGGATCATATCGTCGGTAATGACGTTTGTTCCCGCCGCGCGATCCTGCATGATCTGCGCCTTAAAGGTCATGGAAAGCAAAGCGGCGGTTCCGTCGCCCGCCTGCTTTACTTCGCCAATTTCCCTTTTCAGCTCTTCGGTGTTGTCCGGTTTATCTTTTCTGTGTGTTACGCTCATTCAAAATTACCCCCGATCGAAGAAATCCACACTTCGGAAATCGCGTCCGCGCGGAATACCGTAACGCGGATATTAAGGCCGAATTCCACCGCCGCGTTTTCCGTGTTCTCGAATACGTGCGCCGTACCCTGCAAAACCGAATTCGTGCAATCCTCCCAAATGGGCGCGGGATCAAAGGGATTGTTCGTTACCTCCACTTTGAACGTTGCGCCCGCGGGAATGCTTCGGGTAACAACCACATTTACGCGCTTCGGCTGTGCCAGCGCGGAAAGCGGGGTTTCAAGGTACACAACAAAGCCGTCGATCGTCTTCGTGAAGGTCAGCGTGCGCACCGCGGAATTGCCCGCGCTGTCCGTGGCCGTGATCGTGATTGTGTGAACCTCGTTTGAAAGGGCGGTGAAATCGTTGTCCGCAAGCGTCAAGTTATTCGATTGTCCCAGCACGGGGGAATAGCTTTTCAGCGTGCGGCCGTCCACCGCTTCAACCACGGTCACAACGTCGTTATCCGGATCGGTTACGGTGTAGGCGTAGGAAAAGCCCTCATGCTTTGCGCCAAGATCGGAATTCTGGCCGGAAATGACGGGCGGTTGATTATGCACCACCGCCGCCGCGTCCGAAGTGATATACGCGCTTTCGTTGCCGTAAGCGTCGCGGGCCTTTACGCGGTATTTAACCGTATTCCATGCGGTTGATACGGTTTCGGTGAATTCCCGCGCCGCGGAAGCCTGCACTTGCGTATAGCTCCCGTTGTTGTAGGAACGTTCAAAAATATAGGTGATCGCGTCATCTTCCGGATCGGTTGCCTCGCCGCATGATACGGTTACGGTCTGGCCGCTGTAACATGTGGCCGGAACCGAAATGCCGGACGGTGTGGACGGTGCTTCATTCCATAGGAATTCATAATTGCCATTGGCATTCGTGGTATCAGATACCAAGATTGCAGAATTCAGATTACAAAGCGGGCGCACGCCGCCGCCGCCGTAGTACGCGCTGCTGCTGCTCAACGCCCCCGAAGAGCGGACACTGCGCACGCTGCACGAACCGCCGGAATACAGCGTGCGTAGCCACCAATACCACGCGGCCGTAGTAGCCGGATCGGAAGCATACTGCGACGTGTCAATGCACGCTTGCGTACAATACGCAAGGCGGCTTGTGTTGTCGCTGAACAAGGCCAGCTTTTCACCTTCGGCAATGCTGTTTTCGTTGGCAAGGCCAACTTCCGTCGTGGACGCAAGGAACATTTTTGCGGCGACGGTTTCATAACTGCCGCCGTCCGTCACGGTGTTTTTAACAACGGTCAACGTGGTTTCCAGCAGGGCCGCAACAAAATTGTCGTCCAGCATGGCAAGGAAGCCCGCCCAGCTTGCATAAGGGTTTACGGAAACGTTGGTTGTGGTGTCCGGCGATTGATCCGCGCTGTGCTGTGCGCTGTACCATTGGCCCGCCGCCGCGTTGCTGTTCAGCCATTGAAGGATATTGGAATACAAGAAGCGGTTGTTGCCGTAGCTCTTGCGGTTGCTGTCGCTGTTGTTCGGTTCCTTTGCGTCGAAGGGCAACAGCGCAATGATCTTGTCGGTAATCAGCGTGATCGAATTCGACGGATACCCAGTGTGCGCCTTGTCGGCCATTTTGAAGGTGACGTATTGGCCTAATATGGATTGATACGCCGATTTTACGGGAACTTCAAACGTTGCGCCCACGGCCAGCGCGTTTAATGCCTGTGACATGTCTTCATTCCTCCTTTATTGAAGCAGAACCGCCGCCGCGCTGTTTCTGCACGACGGCGGTTTGCCCGTATAGTCCGTTATAGTATTGATCCATGTTCCGGATAAGGTGATAGCAATTCCCCTTCGACGCGTGGCCGCGCCAGCTTTGATAAGATTGCGCCACCGTGTCCGGCGTGATCCGGCCCGCTTCAAGCAGATTGTGCATTTTCTTCAACTTGCGGCGGGCGTTGTTCTTCGATTTCCGGCGCACCTTCCGGATTACCTTTCCCGTTTCGGTTATGTAGGTGTGGAAGCCCAAGAAATCAATGCCGTTTTTCAACGGTGAAATGCCTGTTTTCGCATTCAGCGAAAGCCCGATTGCGTTTACATGTTTTTCAATCTCCTTCCAGCAATGGCGCAAATATTCCTTGTCCTTATGGATCAAATAGAAATCGTCCATATATCGGCCGTAGAACTTTATGCCCAATTTTTCTTTGATGAAATGATCCATCGGGGAAAGGTAAAGCAGGGCGAAGAGCTGTGACGATTGATTGCCGATCGGAATACCTACATTCCCTTCGGTGCTGTCAATTATCATGTCCAGCAACCAGAGGCAATCCGGATCGGTTATGTATCTGCGGATTAAGAGCTTTAACGCGTCGTGCTTTATGGTGTAGAAATACTTTGAAATATCGCATTTCAACACCCAGCCGTCAACACCATTCACGCGGTAAAACTTCCGCATAAACTCTTCCAACCTCTCAAGCCCGAAGTGCGTTCCTTTGCCTACTTGCGAAGCGTAGTTGTCCAGAATGAAGGACGGCGCAATGCGCGGTTCAAGGACGTTATCGCATAGCGCGTGTTGCACAACCTTGTCTTTGTAGCTGTTCGACATGACAACCCGCTCTTTCGGCTCATAAACCTTGAACGTGTTGTATGGCGAAAGCTGGTATCTCTTCGTGCGTAACTGTTCGCTTAATAGGGCAAGGGCTTCAAGCAAATTCACTTCAAACTTCGCCGCCGCTCCCTTCCAGCGTTTGCCGCGCCGCGCTTTGCGGTATGCGCGGTATAGATTTTCAAAATCATAGACTTTTGCGTAGTCGCTCATGGTAAAAAATGCTCCTTGCCGTGTATAACTTCGGCCTTGCCGCTGGGCAATGCCTCGGTATCGGCAATCTTGTATTTGTCCCTGCCGTGGATAGCAGGGAAGGGAAACGCCTTCCTTTGATGGTGGCACTATGTTTTCGGCCGCGGCCTACTCTGTCAAGTGATCCACCGAAGCGGGCGCACGCCGTTGTTGCCGTTGTACGCGTTGTTGTTGTTCAACGCCCCCGAAGTGTTGACATTGCGCACGTTGTACGAATTGCCGGAATTCGGCGTAGGCGGTACACGATCAAGAAAAGCTCCAAGACGTTCCCCGAACGGTTTTCAAGCTCTCGTTTTGTCCCGCTTCTTCCACGCGGCGATCATGTACTTTACTTCAAGCGTCAGTTTCGACCAATATTCACAACTGCGCATTGAGATAAAGCCCATTTCCTGCGAAAGCTCTATGAAAAATAGAAGCTCCTTGCAATAGGTCAACGCCTTCGCTTGAAGCCTCTGCCGTTGTCTGAATTCGTCCGCTTGCCGCAAATCTAATTCGTTCGCTTCAAGCGTCAATTCATAAATATCAACCGCTTTTTCTTGTATGCGGTTCACCAGCGTAAAACGGTACTTTTTCGGGTATCGTTCCGTGCTGTTCGTGATTGTGAAGGTGTGCTTTACAAGGTCTTTCGCCTTCACAATCACATTGAATTCGGAAGGTTCCTTGCGCTCCCGCTCCTGTCCCTGCATTCATGCACCTTGCCTTTCTGATCCGCTCCAAAAGTGCGGTATCTTCTTCGCACCCCTCAAAATCGAACCCCGCCGCCGTTATGGTTATGCGGGCTTCGTGAAGCGTCGGCGTGATCCCGCGGATTGTCACCGCCTCGCCGCCGCATGTGTCGCACGGCGGCCGAAGCTCAACGAACATGTTTCCGATCACGCACGATAATTCCGCGGGCTTGCAGGCGCACCGCGTCAACATTCGATCCTCTGCAATGCTTCGTTCCATACGCCCGTTGACACAATGCCGTCAAGGTTATCGAAGAGGATCAAGAACGGGTTTGTTGAAATGTCATTGAATAGCACCGCTTCGATCATTTCAATTCTGGCCGTGTTGGTCTGAATGAGGTTGAGCAAATGCGCTTCGGTGCTTTCGTCAAGGACATTCTGCAACATGGAAAACCACGCGTTGAAGTCGTTTTCCGCGTTGGTCTTAAATGCCGTCATGTAGGCTTGCAGGGCCGCATACTGTTGATCGCCCTGCAAGGCAAGGGAATTCATATAGGCTACAAGATCGCTATACTCTGCCTTCGACATGTCTTTGTAGTCTTCAAACCACGCGTTCAACTGCGCGTTGAATGCGTCCGTGTCGATCTGCTGAACAACGCCCGCCACCATGCCGCAAAGCGACATATCAAGGCGGCGATCGGTTATGACGGCCTGTGAAATGGCCGTAACGCCCGCGCCTACCAGCACGTCAGCAAGGCATAATTCGTATGCGTCCGCGTCCCTCTGCAATTCGGGCGCGACGGGGGAAGCCGAAGGCGTTGAAGACTTCACCGCAACGGAAATTTTGCGTTCGGTCAAATCCCAGCGCACAACAATTCGGTCAATCCTGTTCAACACGCCGTCCGCTGTCGCCAGCGTAACGGAAAGATCGCCCGTGTTGTAGTAGAAATAGCCGTTGATCCACGCCTTGCCAGCCTTCACCGTGACAACCATTCCCGAACCCTCTACAACTTGCAAATTGGAAGAGGGGACGGGGAACACGCCGTTTCCGATGAATGAAGCGAAGTATTCTGCCCATTCTTCCGCGCGGTACACGCGATCGCCGGAAACAGAATTGAAAAAACTTGATTTTTCCATATTTACACCCCTTTATTTTGTAATCTGCCGTATCTGCGTAAGCAGGGCGGGCAAGCTCTCACCGAAAGTTATGTCTATTTCCTGCATGTTCTGCTGGTAGGTTTCGGCAATCTCTGTGATCCGCACATTGATCTTGATACCCCACCGTTTATTTACGCACGTGACGCGATCGCCCAAGTCGTAATCTTCACGATACTTCAAATTCGCGTGCGTGTTGATCTTGCTGGCAAAACTCAACGTTTCGGCGTATTGTTCCAGCTCCGACGCGCCCCGCTCGGTCAAGCACTCCAAATATTCCGCGTCCGTGCGCGTGATCTCGGTGTCGTCTTCCGTGCGGTACGTCTTCGTTATGTCCGTGGCGTTTACAAACACTTCTTCACGGTCAAGGCCCGCCGCCGCGCCGCCCACTTCGGCCACAACCCGCGGTTCTGCTTCCTCGCCGCCCACGTAGGCGGTTGTTTTGAGATTTTCAACGCTATTCGTGTATTCCTGTTCAACAATGTTGTCGAATTCCTGCGAAAACACGCAAGGCGGGTTTTCCGTCTGATCCGCGGTAAGGTTCCGGCCCTCATACACGCTAAAATAATGCAGGCCCGCGCGCACGTCGGTTCGCATACGGAAGCCCAGCTTTGCGGCCTTCGCCGCCGTTTCCACCGCAAGAAGCGCATTCGTGAACGGCTCCGACGTGTATTCAATCACGCCGCTTCCGGTGTCCGCGTCGTCCGGATCAAGAAGCACGTTCGGGATCGCGCGGCCCGCCGCCGCGGGGGAAATAACATTTTCGTTCACAATGCGGTATAGAATATCTTGCGTCCCGCTCCGCGTTATGATCTGATTGCGCACAATGCGCTTGCCGATCCAGCGCGTGACAAACTTTCCTTGCGCCTCGATCTCTTCAAGGCCCTGCGAATTCTTCTTGATGTTCACATAGAGGATTTCGGCCGCCTCGGTGTCGCCCCGCTTCACAATAAGGCGGTTTTTGAGTAGAAGGGCAACGTGCCGATCCGTGAACGGCACAAGCAATTTGAATTCGCCTGCCGCCCAATAACGGCGCGTCCAGATAAGGGAAGAAATCTTGTCGATCACGCCTTGCAACGTCATATCGGTATCGTATATATACAGCTCCATATATCACACCCCCAAATAAAGATCATCGTGATATATGGACACTTCCAGATTTTCAAGGTTTGTTTCCGCTGAATATCTGAAAAGGTTATCGCCCGCCGAAAGCTGTAAATATGAGCTGTCAACGTCGATGTATCGGAATGCGTCTGAAATGATCCCGCCGCGGTTCAAGGTGACTTCCTTTTCACCGTAACCCGTGGATATTGTCAGCACGTCGCCCGCCTGCAAGGTGATATTCAGCTTGATAAATTCCTGTGTGTCCACGTTCAAAAGCTGGGGATTTACCACCACGCCCAGCGCGCGGAACTCGACGCGAATTCCCGCTTGCACGTCGCCGTCGTTGTAGACGTTGACGATCAAGGAAGGTTGCCTATACCCAACTTGCCAG